AATATCTTCTATTGTTCCTGTAGTTTGCATATATTTATTTTCCTTTCTATTCTTTGCAAAACAATTAAATATCTTCTAAACTATCTTTCATTTCTTCTTCATATTCTTCTGTTTCCATATAGTCTCTGTATTCCTCTATTTCTTTTAGAGTATCTTCTAATTCTGACTGACCTATTTTTTGTCTGATAATTTCTAATCTTTCTTCATCATTTGTAGCTTGTAAAAATGCAACATAAAAATCTGTTATAACTTTGTATTTCATTTCTTCTATGTATTGATTTTTTAATTCATATACTCTTTCGTTCTTATCAATGTAGTATTCAATATATGCTTCTCTAATTTCATCATTTGTAACAGATTCGCTGTCTAAAAATTCATTTGCAATTTCTTCTAATTTCTGATGTTCTTCATACTTCATGTCAGTAAGTTCTTCATATTTATCTGTGTGTTGAATATATGATTCTAGCTCTAATCTTTTTATTACCTTAAATATTGTGCTATTTAATTGTTTCTTTAATATATCAATATTTTCAACACTTAAATGATATAAAAATGATTCTGTAAATCTTTTTTGAAAGTTTTTATTATCTTCGCTGTTGTCGTCTATTATTACTTCAAACCATATTCCTTTTGTTTTTACATTAATAGAATCTAGCCTTAGCATTACTTTGAATCTTTTATATACAAATATTGTCCATTCTTTTTCCCATAATTTTTCATCTAAATAATTTTTTATAATAAAACTATAATCTACATCATAAACTTTTAATGCTAACATTTTATTTTTCATTTGGAAATTTCCCCTTTCTTAAACACTCCGCCAATATCTTTAGCTTTGGTATATATTCATTCACTATAAACCCTTTGTCATATTCTATCTCTGTAAATTTAATTCTCTCTTTGTCAATTGTGTTGAAATAGTTTTTGTAGTCTTTTTCGTCTAATCCATAAGAAACTATTTGTAATTTGTGAATATTAGCTGCAAACATTTCAGCTTGTGCTTGTCTCCAATATTGCTTTGATACTTTAAATTCTTTGTTTATATTATGCGTTTTTACTTCGTAGATACAAATATTTGTGTTGCCATCTAGGTTAGCTCTTAATCTTAATTCTTCAATGATTATTTGTTTATCTTTTTCTAAATTCTCAATTCCTAATGAATCTAATATTTTGTGCTCATAATTTGTTCCTGCTAACATTGCTTCTGTCTTTATAGTGTTTTTATATATCCCTATTTTTTCAAGCCACCATTTTTCAAAAGTCTTTGTTTTCCAGTTTCCAACGACCATATTTGTATCTGAACAACCTATGTAATAACTTCTATCTTGATTTTGTATCAATATTTGCTAAATCTCTTTCAAAATTACTTAAAGTATCAAAATAACTAAATAAGGCTTTTATCTCATCTTCTGTTTTATGTAATTTTTCGGCTATTTCTGTTGTTGTCATTCCATTTTTATGTATCTTTGTATAAAGTTCTTGTACTCTTTCTTTAATTTTGAAAATATCATGTTTGGATAAATCATCATCTTGTTGTTTTGACATTTTAAATTCTTCTTTCAACCATAAATCAAAACCTAGTCCAGTATATATAGCAACTCCTTTTACAAAACTTCTACACATAGAGTTCCATACTCTTTGCTGTGTCATTGAATTATCTTGAACAGGATTTGCTCCATTCATTACAGGACTTTGCATTGTATAAACATTATCATCAATATATATTTTTATCCTCGTTTCATAACATCTATTTGTTTTTTTACTTTTTTCATATCCATTTTCAAAACTAATATCTGTCATAAACAAACTACTTCCTTTTTCGTTTGTTTCAGGAACAAAATATACTTTTTCTGCTCCATGTTGGTGTAATAAATCAATACATTTTGCCCAATTTAGATATTCTGCTCCATCTCTTTTTTCTGTAAATTCACTAACATCTACTTTTCTTAATTCATTATAACTTTCTAATGCCATTTACTTATCCTCCTTAATAATTTTTATTCCTCTGAACTTTGCAATTTGTAGTTCTTGCTTTGTGATCCACTTTAACCACTTACCACATTCTCCACAATACAATCCTTTTCTTGTTCCTTTTATCTCTACAAAAAGCTTATCGCTATTACATTTATCGCATTTACTAATCATCAAGAACTTCCTCCTTAATCCAATTACCACTAAAGAACCATTCAACAGTTTCTTTAATGTTTTCTATTTGTTCTAATGTCATTGTTCCATTATTTCCTTTTGGTTTCATAACTAGTTGTCCGTTTTCTTTTAATCCTAATTCTGTTAATGCATAATCTTCTGCCATAAAATCTTCTACTATTTCGTTTGTTTTTAATTCTCTGTATTGATATTTCATATTTTTTAATCCTTTCTATATCAAATTTAATTCTTTAGCCATAGGTGTATAATAATTTGATTTATGGTCTCCTTTTATTTCCCAACCTTTGTATTGTTTTGCATTACCACAATCACATATTGCAGCATAATTATATTCTAAACCTTCTTTAGTTCTTTTTTTATAAATGATATATCCTAAACTATTACATTTTGAACATTCAACTTTTGTTATTTCTTCTTCCTTACTTTTAGGTGGATTATCCTTATCTAGTTGAATTATTTCAGATACTTTAGGCAAATATTTGCATGTTTTTATAGCTTGGCTAACTAAAAATTTATATCTATCTAGTTCAAAATCTCCAAGTTCTTCAAACATTATTTGCCTTTGTTCTTTCGTATATTCTTTGTTGGGATATTCTTCTAACCTGGTTGTAGCTTCTACAATTTTACTTATTTGCATTCTTTAAATCCTCCTCTAAGGCTTTTATTTTTCTTTGCATTTTTTCTTCTTCGGTTTCTTTTTGTTGAGCAGAATCTTCTTTTGATTTTTTAAATTCTTCCTCCTCATTTTTAACATCAATAAGTTTTTTAAATCCTTTATTTTCCCAATTTCTTAATATACCCTCAATATATCTTCCTGTTCTTTTATTTGCTAAAACGGCTTTCTTAATAGCCTCTAACACCAGAGATGGACTTAGAGTATCGCAATATTCTAGCAACATTTCACTTGACATTTCTGTTATAGGAGCAATATTATTCTCATAGCTATTAATTACTGTTGCTGTAGTAACATCTACATCTACATTATCATTTACATTAACATCTACATTTACATCTACATTATCAGTTATTTTCGTTATGCCGTGTTATAACATTTATAACATTGTTATCTTTGTTATCGTTTGTTATAACATTGTTATTTTTGTTATCTTCTTCTTTAGTTTTGTTATTTTTACTCCACCTAGACAACATTCCTTTTTTACCTGCTTCGCTTCTTTTATTTATTTGTTCTTTCCATTTTTCTCTATCTCTATCTAATTGAGCTTTGATAAAAGAAAATGCCATCATAGTTGCTCCTTCTAACTGTGGTATTTCTCTTGTTTTTTCATATTTAATTAATGCTTTTATAAGTTGTCCTGCTTGTTCATCTGTTAATAAATTAAATTGTTCCTCATAGTCTAGGTATATTAAAAAACTATTTTTATCCATTTGTTTTATCCTCTCTTTAAAACTTTTGATGTTAATTTATTAAACAAAAATTCACATAAACAAAGCCTCCTTTAAAAATATTATTGACTTTTATCTTTTTGTTTGTTATAATTAGGGAAATAATATTGCAAAACATACTATATGTTACCTCTCTCCTGACAGGTAGCATATAGTTTTTTTATTTTATTAAATCATCAACAGTAACTCCTAAGACTTTTGCAATTTTTTGCAAAGTTTCAATTTTAGGGTTAAGTGCTATTCCATATTCAATATGTTCAATACATCTCGCACTTAATCCAGTCATTCTGGCTAATCCTGTTTTACTATATCCTTTCGCTTCCCTAAATTTTTTCACATTATCTTTTATCATTTTGCAACCTCCCAAACATACAAAAAAATAGCATAGTTGTTTCGCACTATACTATTAATTAATTAATTTATTAAATTTATATTAATGGAATTTAAAGAATAAAATTCTCTTGACTATAAAGATATTCAAGAAAGATTGATTTTGTGCAATGTTATATCTTTATAAAGATTAGTAGAGTTTCTATCCTCTACTCTATCTTCTAATTCAATTATAAATTTTATAAATTAATATTGCAAAACAACATTTCTTTATTTATATCACTTACTACATAAATTGTCAATAATTTTATGCAACTTTTCTATTTTTATTTTCAAAATTTTCATTTTCTATATCTTTATCTGAGTTGTTTGTTTCACTTCTAATTTGATACCAAGTATCTCTTACCAATGATTTTCTTAGGTTTTCTTCCAAAGTTTCTGAAACTCCTCGTCTCGGATAAATAAAATTATATGTATAAAGATAAAACTCTAAACTTCTTAAAATTAAATCTACTTGTGCTGGCAACAACCATATATGTTCTTTTCTTATTGAATCTGTGTTAAAATCTAACTCCACTTATTATCCCCCTTCTTTCTATTATGCTGCCTTTTTTTCAATAATATATTTGTTTAGTGGATTTTTTTCAACTGCTTCTTTTAGTTGTTTACTATGAATGTGTGTATATATTTCCGTGCTAACTATACTAGAATGTCCTAGAAACTCTTTAACAAGTAATATATTTTCTCCAGAATACCTATACATTAAGGTAGCAGCTGTATGTCTTAATGTATGAGTTGAAT